TGCTGGATCAAACATACCATAGCCGTTCCAGCCACCAAGCTGGAACTGTCCTCGCTGAACTAAGCTATCAACATGATCTAGATATCTCTTCTCCAATTGTTTTACTTCTTTTTCAAATCTGGTTCTATAAAGTTGTGCACCGGTAAAATTGCCAAGTTTATCAAATAAAGTTTCTAAAACTTTATAAGCTATTAGCTGATGGAATTCATGTGGTAATTCAGGTGAATCTGTCTGCATACCAAGAGCTTTTGGTTTGTAATAATATCTAGCAACACCTTCTCTTAAATACTGTAAATTAACTTTTGTGTAATCATCAGTTGCAGCCTGAGCTAATATTCTTGAATCCCAAGCATCTACACGAGGATATGGTCTAATCTGTAAGTGCTGACCATCGTATTCTATGTATCGTGCATTACCATTGTCGATGGAATTAAAATATAAAACGGTAACAGATGAAGCAGTATCTGCCGCAAGTATTGGAGAAAGATAAGAGCTGGTATTTCTTGTTGGACCACCAGCATTGAATGTCTTCCATACAGGAAGACCTAAGCGTTCACCAGAAGATCTATCAAAGTTTGCATTCCAGAAAATAATCTTTCTATAACCTTCCCATTGTGTAGGCATAGTATCTTTAGTCTGAAAGGCATCAGCAAAAATAGGCTGATTATCCCAAGAAGTAAATTGTATATTTAGGTTCCATGTAAGGCCTTGACCTTCTCCAGCAAATTTAACTATTTCTGGTTTAGAAAGCGGACCTACTTTACCATCCTTCAAGAAAGCCCAACAAACTTCTAGATAAGTGTTTGTTGGAAAACCAGTATTTATTTCTTGTAAGTTTACAGTTGCTGAAAGCTTTTCTGCTGATGGAATATTTTTAGCTTCTGACCAAACATAAGCTTCTGCATATGTTGCAGTGTAATCCATTCTTAGGTCAAGCTCTTCATCTCTTCTTGGCATTAAACCAATAATTTTTCCATATGGAGGAAATCTTCCAGTACCACCAGATGAATTTGGAACATCTCTGTGTGAAAGAGAAAGTAGTTCTATGCAGTCTTCTGGAAGCTTGTACCAGCGATGTTTAATTCTCCAAGATTCATCATCAATGGCTGTATCACCAAGAAAAGGTCTATCCAACAATAGGATTGCTGGAGAAAGAATCTTAGAAATTGTATATTCGTAATTCTGTATTTCTATTGGCTGGCCTTCCCAAATTTCTGGCTGTAACCTATCCATGTTTGCTGAGAATGTAACTTGTCTTGAGCCCTTAGTTACACTTGCATTTACAGGCAAACCACCTGGATTTTCTCTATCAGGTAACATATCAGGATGAAAACGAAAATAGTATTCTTTAAAACCAAAAGTCCATCTACGCATTGTCCATAATGCGTAGTAAGCATCGTTGATTAGCTCATCAAGCTGATCGTTATATGCTGCTAACTGTGGTGACCAGTCAGTAATATTTTTTATTTTTTCTTTTAGGGCCAGAATATTTGCCATGTTTATTCATCCTCTTTTATGGTGTCGTCTATTGTTTGAAGCCATTCTTGTAATTGTTCCATATCTTCTTTTATAAAATATGGTTGCCAATCTATAACTAAATCATATAGTGGTTCTGATGCAGAATATTTTTCCATCAAATACTGAACAAATTCTTGTCCAGCTTTTTCCACTTTTTTTTCTTTAAATTTAACTAACAAGTCAAGGTAGCTATAGTTCATAGGACACCACCTCTAACTATAAAGAATTAGTCAAGCCAAAAAACTAAGGCCCGGTGGATGCCGAGCCTTAGAACTTTTAAGTTTTTACTTTATATTAGAACTGTTTATAGATCCAAACTTCTGCAGTGTTTGTTCCTGGAACAGATAGTGTAACACCACAAGCTGAAGCAATTACACCAGCTTTTTGGATCTGTGCTCTTCCTGCTACGCCAGTTGTGTTATCAACGACTAGAGGAACACCTGCAGCAGTAACGGTAGTTGAATCTACGTTAGCAGTAGCTGCATATCCAGAAGTAATTACATTTATTTTGCTTCCTGCGGTAAGTGCACCGCTTGATTCTGCTGAACCAAGACATACACCAACAACAAGAGCATTTCCAGCTGCTGAAGCGGCAGTTGCCTGAACTACAGTTAGCACTTTTGCAGAACCAGTTTTGCTTGTATCAAACATGAGCCAATCACCTGGAACAACAGTGCCACCTGCAATAAAGGTTTCTACCTGTCTTCGGTTGGATACATCTGGTGTTGCTACTGATGTATATGAACCTGGCGAACCAGTGGTATTTGATACTAGCGCAGTTGCGCTTAATTTTTGAACTAAATTTGAAGTAGCCATTTTTTAATCTCCTTTTTTTATTTATTTAATTAATTAAGTTAATTATCCAGCGTTTGCTAGTACGCCTTGGCCACCTAGGAAGTCTGCTATGAGCTGGCATTTAACGTATAGGTTAGCTGCTCTTGCAGTGGTTCCGCTGATGTGCTCAAAAGGAGATACAGAGAAGTCACCTTCGCTGTGGAAGACTAGCTTGATGCCCTGGTAGTTTAGCATGTAAGCACCGATTGGGAATGTACCAGCACCTGCACCAGCAGCCTGTGAAACGTTGAAGACCATTTCTGGATCCTGTTCAGCTAGAGCGCCGTTGAATGCTAGGCCCATTCGACCACCATCTAGTGTCTTGGTATCAATGAATCTCTCGTTTGCGAAGAGAAGCTGTCTGTATGATGCAAGAACTGAAGGTGAGGTAATTAGATGAGAAATATCGCCCATTGGTGCAACACTGTTTGCAGCGATGTATAGGTTATATAGGTCATCCATGCTTAGTGAACCACCACCGTTGACATACTGGTTTAGCCAGCCTGGAACTGGGAAAGTTACTTTGGAGATACCACCAACTACGTTGGTCTGGTTAGCTACGAATTCTGGTTCTAGGAAACCTGCGCCACCTGCTACGTCACCGTTTAAGGTGTTGACTGAGGTTAGAACGGTGCTGTTACCTCTGAGAATCTGCTTGTTTAGTTCTCTTCGCAACATGCCCATGACGGACTTCATTCTTGCTTCAAGAATCTTAACGATTGCGTATTCTCCGCTGTTTTCCATTTCTTCTTTCTTGGTGATAACAATTGGAGCTACGAAGTCTGACCAATCGTAAACTGCTGGTCTTAGAACATCGTTAACTGCAAGTGATACAGGCTCATAACCAGTTGCGAGCTGTGTAATGCTGCTGTGTTCCTGGATGCTTAGTGGTCTCTGAATTTTGATACCACCTTTTTCTACCTCAACACCGCCAGCTTTTCTAACGCCGTCAAGGAATGCTACTTTCTTGTATAGTTCGTCAACTTCTCCATCTCGAATGCTGTAAAGCGTGGAGCTTAGTAGATCATTTGATATTGCCATGATAATTTCTCCTTTGAAATTTTATTTTTATTTATTACAAACCGAATTTAAGTGTTAAGCGTATCTGCGTTTGCAGGTGCCATAATAGCTGTCCGCTCAGTTTGCAATTAGGAGATCTTATGATGCTAATTGCTAGGCCGGGAAACACTGCGCCTTCAAACATTATAGAAAAAGTCAAGTAATAAAAATGCCCCTGCTTTTTACGGCAGAGGCATTCAAACAAACCAATCTAGAACTTGAGGAGATAATAAGAGAACTTATTTGAGAAGGCTACCACACCTTCTCATATAAGATTATACATATTAGCAGAATATATTGTAAAGCGAGAATAAAAAAAATATTATTTTTTATTATTTCATACCATTTGCTTTGTGCCAATTATATGCCTCTACAGCGTTTTTAAATTTTGGTGTTTCAGATACTGCTGTCCTACTACCAACAGAAGATTTTAAGGCAATATCTTTTCTGGCAGCTTTTTGCTGAGCTAATTTAGATTTTTCTTCTGATACTTTCTGACTACCAATCTTTGCTTTTATGATATAAAAAGCATCTTCTAACTTAAGTTCTGGTCTCTGTGCAAGAAGTTCAAGTATTGGCTTCTTGTATTCAGGATCAGTCATCTCTGGATTCTGAGCCTTAAAGTTTTCAAGCTGTACTTTTCTTTGCTGAAGTTCTAATTCTTTTTGTGCAGGCTCTAACATTTCTTTTAGCATTAGCGCTGCTTGTCTCTGTATCTCAGACTTCATACCTTCAGGATCAAAAAGGTCATACTGCTCTTCTACATTAATACCTTTAAGTTTCTGTGCAAGTGGACCGTTGACTATATGTTCATTTTTGCCAAGTATTTCTCTTTCTTTATCTTCAAGAGATTTTCTCATATTGGCTAGTTCTTGTGTCTTTCTTGTATAGTCAGATCTTATATTTGCTAGATGTTTCCTTACATCTTCTGGCATGTGCTGCATCCAGTGTGCAAGTGGCTTCATGCCTTTATGATTTTCCTGTGCGAATTCTGGAACCTGTTCTTCGTCTATGTTAAGCAGGTCATCTAGTGTAATATTATCATCAACTTCAGTTACTACATCTTCTACTACATCGGTTGAGGTGTTGTCGCTAACGACAGTCTCTGTGCTCATTTTTTTATTCCTTTTTTTTAAACTAATTGTCTGGTTATAAATACTGCAATCTCAGCTAGATCTGTCAAAAGATCTTCTGCTTCATCCTTGTCTATTCCTCCCTTAGCAGATTTTACTAATTTGCCAAGAAGTGCGCCAATCATAATCCATGGAACTTTTATTTTCATTTCTTTTTTCCTTTCTTTGCTTTGTCAAGTGCAATAGCAACAGCTTGTTTTTGTGGCCGACCTGACTTTATCAGTTCTTTAATATTTTTAGAAATAGTTTTTCTTCCAGTTCCTTTTTTAAGTGGCATATTACATTCTCTCCATCATCATAGCATCTTCTTCTTCTGGGCTCATTTCCACTTCTGCCACCTTTTCCTCCATTTCTGGTTCTTCTGGTGCTTCTTCTTGTAAGAATCTTTTAAAGTCTTTATTCTTTGATAGCATATCTAGCTTACCAGAGAGAGACATTAGGCTCATATCGTCAGTTACCATCCCTAGATCTATCTTCATTTCTGGCTCTAAAACACCAGCTTCAACAGCATCATCAACAGCTGCAACAAACATAGATAAAATTCTAGTGAAGTCGGTTGGTAGAACTTTAGTGTCAGCAACCTTTGGATAAGATGGATCTTGACCAAATAATGGAAGTAGCTTGTTGGTGGTCTTAACAAGAGGATCCAAACCTCTTGAAGTAAAGTTTCCCTTTGGTGCCATTTTCATATAGAGATCTTCATCTTCCATCTCTAATTCATTTAGATCTTCTGCAACAGGTGATTCCTCTGGTGATCTTCCACCAAGCTGGATTTCAATTTCCATTTTTGGACCTTTGCCTTTTTTGCCATACATTTCTTCTTTCATAACATCTCCTTTGTTATATACTGATCTTTTCATCAAAAGTATTGTGAAGTGAACCATCTAAACATTTTTCTGTTGTGAAAGTTTCGGTCATGGCTCTGATTTTGTCTCCACCATATTCTTTAACTTTCATATTATATGTATCAGTCAAGCGATCTTGCTCTTTAGCTTTTTCTAATTTTTCTGCTTGTTTATCTTCGAACCAATGTGGAGCTAAATCTCTTTCAGATACAAAACCATTATTCTCAAGAATCTTCGCTTCTTCTCTACGAGAATGTACAACTTTACCAAGAGCATGAGAGAAAACACCTTGGCCAGATAGACCTTTGTTCCAGCCATCATTCCAAAGCGTAGCAGTCTTTGCAGTAAGCGAAGGAATTTTATGCATAACAATATTGCAGCTATTGCAAAGTATCTCAGTAGCCGTTGAGGAACTTTTTAAAAACTTTTCTTTAACGCCCCCACAAGAAGGACACCTAAAATCAAAAATCGGCATTTTATCTTCCTCTTCCTTGTAGGTTCATCGCTAGTTCCTCTGCTGGTGTTATGGCGGTTTCTATACCACCTTCGATATTGCCTACGTCTGCTGCGCTTGGAGATGCTACAGGAGAAGCTGGAGGTGCTGGAGGCACCTCTAGAAAGGTCTTGGGAAGTTCATATGCTCTGATAATTTCTTCCTTGATTTTATCCTGTGGAACACCAAGTCCCTGTAGTGTTGGAAGTAGAGATAATAAGTTTTGTTTTCTCATTGCATCTGATAATGGTGTAGATCCCTGATCAAGTGCATTGATTCTAAATTTACCTTCAAGATCTTCAGTTGTAATAGTCTTGCCTTCGCCTTCTACATTTAGAACTGCTTTCTCACCTTCATCAGCTAACAAGACTAATGTTCTTATGTATACATTAATAATATTTTCTATTGAATTATCTCTTTCTCTTGCAAGCTTACCAATTTCAGAAGCAGAATAAGCAGCTAATGCAGTGATCTCAGTCGCAGTAGCCTTGGTAGCTTCTCCTCTAGCAAATGGAGCAAGAGAAGATCCTCTATTTATATCTCCTTCGATTGCTGCCAAATAACGATCAAAGTTAGATGATATTGGTTCAACACCAACAGGAACAATGATTCCAGATAACTGATCTGAATCAATTGGTATCATCGCTCCATCTACACCTGCAGTAATTTTTGCTAGAGATTCTTCATCGACCATACCTTCTCTGTAAAGATATTGTCTGCTGTCTCTACGAACTGCGTTGGCCCAGTAAGTTCTTAAAATATTTTTTTCATAAAATTGATCATATATTCTTGCAACAGCAGATAGACCTTCCATTGGTTTTGATGGAGATCTAGAATAGAAAAGTGGAACGATTGGAGATAGAGGATTATCGTTGTAAGTTCTTACAGGAATTTGTGATCTTAAAATTAGACCATCGCCATTCTTGTAAGATGGCGACCAGTAGTAAACTTCATCGTGTAGTAGATCATAAAGTTCTACGATTTCTATGTAAAGATAATCATCTGGTAGATCATTGTAATCTTGTTTGGTGTAAGAGACTGGGCCGCCACCTTCATCAAAGTAATTTTCTTTTGGAACTGCAACAAACTTTTTAGCTCCAAACTTCTTCTTTGCTTCTACCATATTTAGATAGTAAGTGTGACCAACGAATCTCTGGTCAGAATCTGCAGTTGCATCTCTATCAAGAATAACTTCCCAACAAGGAAGTGCTCTTATAGTTACCTTGTCCAACATTTCATTGCTATCTGCTGGAGATAATTTAAGTGCAGAATACTGATAAATAAGTGCAAGCCTAGATGCAATTTCTAGCTGCTCTCTTTGGTTATACAAGAATCTATTTGCTGCAGCCTGTGCTAGCTTTGGATCTCCACCAGTAGCAGCTATATCAGCACCTATGACAACAGAAGGTGTCTTGGAAAAAAGAGAAGAAATAAAAGATTCTACATAAGAATAACAGTCAGCAGTTTCGATTCTGATCATTGAAGAATCGAATTCCTCTGACTTCCAGAATTTGCTTTCATATGCTTCTTTGTATTTTTTTAGCTCTCCAGCCTTCTGTTTCCAATATTCTCGATGGTCTGTATGAATAATTCGGATAAATTTCTGTATGTCGTCAGAATTTCGTGCCATATTTCCGTCTCCCGGTTCTACTTAAAGAGATTTAGTCAAGTCAGTAACGCTGCTTGTGACCTATCGCAGCTCCAGTTGTCTGCAAAACTTTTTGTGTTCTTTTTACGCCAATCCAACTTGGCAAATAAGGTTTGATTTTTAAATTAACTTTTTTGAGGCAGACATAAGCTAAAGCCATAGCAAGTGCACTGTCAGCATGTGAATCCATATTATCTGGTAGTTCTATTCCACCTTTATCTGTTAGCTGTAGTGCTCTTAATTCCTGGTAAGTGATCATATCCAGCCAAGTTATATATCCTTGTTGGATTACTTCTTTTAATCCTTCGAACATTTCTGTCTTAGATTTAAAGGTAGTGATCCAATCCTTACCATCTTGTTGCCAGATATTATAGTAACCAAGATGCCTCAATTCATTTAATACAACGTTACCAAAGTTGTTAGATTCTACTAGGACAAGAGCATTATTATATTCTGTAGCTATCTCTTGTATCCTAGCAGCAAGTGCTGTTGGAACAATTAATCTGCTTCTATAAACAGCAACTAGATTATATGTTTTTTTAGAGACAACATAGATAACAGAATAGTCTCTGTTCACACCAGCAGCAACGTCTACACCAATGGCATAGGCATCATCTTTATCTACCTTACAAAATTTATTCCATTCTACAGGATCAACAGGAACGACTTCGATATCAGCGAAGTCGTCTTCTCTGAAGTAAACATTACCTGTTTGACTGTAAGCATCATCTACGCTTGCAGGAAATTCTCTTTTAAATTTATCCAATCCAATTTTTGATATTTTTTCTCTGCGCCAAAGAATCTGCTCAATACTTAAGCCATACTTAACTTTTATGTTCTCTTCATCTTCTGTCAGTGTTACAGGGCCATTCTCTTTAATTCTATATTCATAGTGTGTAAACCAAGGAAAGAATAAAGCTTTCCATTTTGCTTCGCCTCTAGTCCACTTAATCCATTCCTGATGTAGAGCATCATTAAAATAGTTTGCAGTACTTTCTATTACAAGCTGACCATCATTTAGTGCGTTGAGAGCTGTTGCTTTTAATTCTTCTGGATTTGGAGAGAATGTATATTCTGACATATGAAGATACGAACAAGTAAACGACCTGATACCACCTTCGGCACCAGCAGAAACTGCAATAATTTTTGCACCAGAATCTTTAAATTTAAGTTCTGTGGTGTTGTTAACTTCAACTTCTTTTTGTAGAAACTTTGGTAAGTTATCATAGAATGTCTTATGCATAGAAAGAAGATGCTTAGCAGACATTAACTTGTGAGAAAGAATAGCAAACGTAGTTGGTTCTTTAGATGTATATATCTTCCAAAAGAAATAAGCAGCAACTATTGTAGATGAACCAATCTGTCTACCTTTTAAAATTAAAGTTGGCTCGCCAGTTTCAAGAGCTTTTATAATATCTACCTGCTCATTATTTGGTGTTAGATTTATTAGCTTGCCATCCTTGCCAATAATTTTTAATCTTTTGATGAACTGCACAGGATTAGATAATACAGCTTCTAGTTCCATCTTCGTCTTCATTAGTTCTCCAAAGTATCGTCAACAAGTGATAGATATTCTAATAATTCTTTGTCTAGCTGAGATATTTCATCTTTTTGTATTTCTTCCTTTACGACTGTTTTAGAATATTTATCTACCATTTTATTTACTTCTTCGATTTTAAGTTCTCCTGCATTATAAAGATTAAGGCAGTTTAAAAGCGCCAATCTGAGGCCCTCGTCGCCATTAGAAGAGCGAGCCCATTTTCTTAGCTTTGCAACATAGTTTACAGGTCTTGGCATATCATTCTCCAAATAAAGGTACATAAAAGGTACATGCGCCTTTTACCATAGAGAAATAGTCAAGCTTTATGAGATCTCATCATCTCTAGGGCCTTAAGCAATTCTTGATGCATATATTGTTTTGAGAATCCTTTTTCAGATCCAATCTGCTTAAGTGTCTTTCCATTAAAATAATAATCCCAGACAAGATTTCTATACTTATCTGGGAGGATTTCCATTAGTTGGTGAACATCTACTTCAGATTCTATGTTGTCACTACCATCAAGAATTTCTATCCATTTATCTTCTGGATTATGATTTAAAATCCTATCCCAAAGTTTTTCTGGATTTTCTGATAATTTGTAACGCCACTTGTCTTTTTTCATATATGTTCCTTATGAGATTTGGTTGTTATATTATAACTATTTGTGAGGAATATTTCCAACAAATATTCCAACAAAGATTTAAAGGCCGATAATTTGTATGTCTTTTGTTGGAATTGTTATCAGCTAGGTCCGTAGGACATTTAGCTAATTAACTTAACGTAATCTAGATTATCAACTTAGAGCGTAGCTCTCTGCGTGGAGCCCGTTGGGGCTCTGACCGAGATGCGCCTCTTACATTATCTACCTAGGACAGCGTAGACATTTCTGTACCACCTGATTCGATAAAAATATTTTTATTTTTTTTATCCA